CCCATGCCGTTATTAGTCAAGAAATAATTTGTTTAGATATAAATTACACTCACTACTACCCCCCTTTCCTTGTATGGTCACACAAGTAATCGGCTGTCCTGTGTCCTCGAAGGTTCCACGTCGGCTAACGGTCAGGGGGCGACCAGTTTATGTTAGCAATCTTTCACTGGATTTGTGACATCAGGCCCAGTTTTACCCCTACACTCTCAGCGGATCGGCTGTCCGGTGTTATATAGACTTATTCAATGATAAGGTTGACTACTATAGGTTTTTGTGCATAATCCGCCAGATATGGCGTAAGAATATCTGATTAGCGCGTGTAACCCATAGTCAATCAGGTTCAAAGGTGGTCTATCACCGATGCTGTAAATATAAACCCACACTCGGCACCCTGTCAAGTGTGGGTTTTTTATTGGGCGCTTAGCTCTCGTTTTGTTCCGTCTAGCTTACGGATATTTCCAAACCCTCCTCTATGCGACTGATTCAGTATCGCTCCGGCATTGTTCTGCTTATGAGGCTTGCACATTAGACATCCGGCCCTGCGGTTCTTAGGTCTGTGGCGCTTATGGTGCATCACTTATTCCCCGTAAAGGTTGTGTTTATAAATGATATATTATAGTATCGTTCCTGTCACGCCTATCTACTCCGAGAACGTGTGATAACGCTCAACACCCACATGGTTGAGTTCCTTGTACGCCCACGGATCGTTAGCTCCTTTCGTGGGCGTTTTTATTTGTAAATAAATCCTTGACATCATAAATATTTGCTTTATTATGCGTCCCTCGCTTGGAAGTGATAATACTGGGCAACCAGTAAAAAGGGGTGAATTTCTGCGTATCCCCACCCAATGGTGCTTCGGCATCGGGCCATTCCAAAGCAAGCCAAGCTCTCCGGTCGTGTACTGGAGCTTCGATTCAGGTCGGAGATAGCTGTAAGCGAAGACTGATTTCGGGTGAATAATCAAAAACCTTGCTGAGAGGCATTCAGAATTAGCGAGCAGTGAGAGCAAAGGGTAGGTCAGAGTCCGAGTTGGTAAATAAGGGCAAAGATCAGGTTAATTGGCGGTGGTTGAGAAATCATATGTCGAGAAAATCAGCTTTATAGCCGACAGGCGAAAGGCATGTTGTGTGTAGCATACTGTTCCCTCACGGGTTCGGTACTACCAGCGGTCGCACATGATAAGCAGGAGCGATTGGCTTTGAATAGCCACCACTACACTCTGAAAGTGTGTTTCGCGACACATTGGAAAGACGACTGTTGGTAGGGTACGAAAATAGCGTAAATCCATGCCCGCAAGGGAACATGGAACCGGAGAAGTCCCAAGCTGATCTGGTTTAACGTGGAATGCACTGTGGCGGCCTAGCAGCTAACACAGGTAAGTGAAGCGTTGAGTAGTGCCTTATTTCGAGTCCGTTGCATGACTTTAAACTGCCGCTATGCGCTTTAACTGCGGTGTGGGAAACCAGTCGTAGTGGATAAGGTAGCAACCATCAGCGGAACTGGTGGGTAATCTACCGAGAGGGGGCGTTAAGTAGCTATAATCTCAGGCTGCTTATTTATTTAACTGGTGGATGTGGATGGAATCGAACCATCACCCTGTCTAGCAGAATTCGGATTTACAATCCGATGCGACTTACACCAATATTCGCCTCACATCCCTTAATCATATAACACCGGATCGATCTTCTTCGGTTCTACATTCATTACTTCAGCCAACGGTCGCACCCAGTACGGTGGAACTACACCCCGTAGACGCCATTCGTTAATTTTCTGGGCATAGCATTTCACATTGGCACTGGCTGCCAATTTTCTAGCAAGCTCGGCCTGTGAGCCACACTGTCTGATAGCATTCTCTATTACCCGTCCATTTGCCTTAATGTTAAATTTTACGGGATATTTAATTTTTTCGATCTTTCTCATACCTGTCCCTTAGTTGTTAGTAAATAAAATATTTGCTTTATTGATTATAATACGTTAGTATATACAAATACAAGGTTAAGAGCGTCTAATGTGGAATAAATCAGAAGAAATAGACGACCACAGCGAATGGTATGCTGATTGGAGCGCTCGGGATGGGCAAATACGGTTTGAAGACCAACAAAGAGAGCTTAAAGGCTCAGGAGAAGTAGATATGAAGTGGAAAGAAACAGGTTCATCAATTGATTTTGAACCAGCCCCTGCCGCAATGCATGTGGCGCGATGCATCCGAGTGATCGATTTAGGAACTGCCCGCGATGCGATGTACGATAAGGACAAGCATGATTGTTTTCTGATGTGGGAAATCCCCAACGAAATGAAGACATATAAGGACAAGGACGATAAAGAAGTGGTGGAGCCATTCACCATTGGTAAGTTTTACACCATGTCACTATCAGAAGGCGCTCATTTACGCACCGATCTGGAGTCATGGCGCAGTAAATCATTCACCGAGGCGGAACTGGAGGGTTTTGATTCTAAAAACATTCTGGGCAAGCCCTGTATGATCAATGTAATACACACTCCCCATAAACGTAAGGCCGGAAAAATTGTAGCGTCTATCAAGGCCGTTACTCCCATGCCGAAAGGTCTGGAATGCCCGCCTGCCGTGAATGGTTTGGTGTATTTTTCGTTGGAGGATTTTGATCAGGATGTATTTGAAAAAATGTCATCCGGTTTGAAAAAGCGCATTGAAGAATCGTATGAGTATAAAGCGATTGCTAATCCACCACCGGAGGTGATTAAAAATACAGCAGAGGCTGTCATTGCTGCGGATGAATTTGATGATATCCCTTTTTAGGAGCTAGTTATGTCAGAACGAAAAACAAACGCAACAGGTAGGAAAAAAATGGAAGCTATTGATGAGGAGGCTTGTATTAAATGGCTAAGGACAGCTTATTTGGAAACCATTACTCAAGGGTTTTGTGTTCCTGCTAAATGGGAGAATCAGGCTGGTAAGGACATACTGGCAAATAAAGCGCGTAAACTCGGTTACATCGAGTTAATTAAAGGTCGGGGTAAGAGTGCATGGGTTAATCTCGATGAAATACCATCGGATAGTCAGGCGACTGCTTTATTAGCGGCATACATTGAAGAACGTGAGCGGAATAATGGGCATGATGCCGAACAGGCTCGTAAATTGCGTAAACAAGCGAAACAGGGACAGGCAGTCGAGGGAACCGTGGAGTTCACTAAGGATATGTTTGATCCTGCGGATTTAGCGCACTTTCAGCGTCATCTGGACGTTCTTACCAATGAGGTTGCTAAAACCAATCTCCTACTGGAGCGCTTCATGGAAGATTGTGGTTGCGACATGGGGGTTAAGACTCATTATAGCCCCAATGTCGATGAGGAGGTTCCATTCTAAAGTGGAAGAAACTCGTATCTGGCGGCTTGGTTAGCGCCAGTGCGGGTGATTATCGTATTCATTCCAGTGGCAAGGGCATGGTTATGGCTTATAAGCTGAATCCGTTTGAGCGGTTTGGGATGTTTCCGTCAGTTAAAGAAGCGATAGCGGAATGCCAATCATATTACGAGGCGAACCATGACAGACAATCCCAAAAAAAGGACTGGTAATTTTATACAGATTAATGACCATCTGGCAATTAAGTCAGACTCCATGCAATGGATGATATGTAAACGATCCAAACCCACGACTGAATGGGTCAGTTTTGCATATTACGGATCATTGGCAGCTGTGGTGAAGGGGTTGGGCGATTACATGTTGCGTACCGGCACTGCCGATGACGCGAATGAGTTAAGACAATTGGCGGTCGATATAGAAACCCTGTTGAGCCAGAAATTCACAGCATCGTTTGACATCTCGATTAGAAAATGAAAACCATGATGCTATGGCTGATGGTTCAGCATGGAGTTTGGGACGTATACACCGATGTATACAAGAATGCGGTTGAGTGCGAGAAAGCCCATGCGGTGCTATTGAAAGCCATGCCCAAGATTGATTTAAGCAATCATCCTAAGAAGCGAGCGCATATTAGAAGCCTGTATATGAATGGCAGTAGTGGCGGTGCAGGCATGATGTTTACGGAGTGTTACTAATGAAAATATATTTAACACGTGACGGGGATCGATTTAAGCCCCTGTCCGAGCAGGACTACGACAGCCTGAAGCGGATTAAGGACGGCTCAATCATTCAGGTTGAGTATAAGAAACCGCGTAATCCGTTATTTCAGAATAAATTTATGTCGATGGTGCGGGTTGTCTACAACAATCAGGACAACTATGCATCCATTGAGAGCATGCTTAATGTTATCAAGATCGAGATAGGCCATTACGACACCATGCAGATCAGTGGCACTCATTGGTCTGGTACGGGTGTACCGGTCGAGATACGGATACCTAAGTCTATCTCGTTTGCCAGTATGGACGAATTGGAGTTCCACACGTTTTATAACAATGCCGTCGCACTGGTGCTGCATAAATTCCTACCCACAGTCACACCGGCAGAGCTAGAGGAATACGTTGATCAGATCGTGAGTTATGCGGGCTGACGAGAAGCTTCATTTGAGCAGGGTGCAGTCGCTCGGCTGTATCGTGTGCCGCACATACAATATCTATTCACCGGCAGAAATACATCATATAATTGACGGCAGTACAAGAAAGGGTCATTTTTATGTTCTCCCGCTTTGTGTACCACATCACAGGGGTGGCTACGATGGTACTAATGGTAAGTGCGTTTCAAGACATCCTTATAAAGCCCGATTCGAAGATGCATACGGAACCGAGTCAGAATTACTCCAGCTCGTTGAGAGCAGAATGCGAGGTTTATGGACTCACCACAGGTTTGAATGATAATGATTGAGTTAGTCCTGCCGTTTCCGCCCAGTGTTAATAATTATCTGGTGAAATCGGTTAGATACAAGGGTAGCAAAGGGTATGTCAATGTAGCTATCGGCACCAGAGGGATCAACTATCGCGCTGATGTTCTGGAGCGGGTGTTTGGCAACAAGGTTAAGGATAAGGACAGGGTATCGGTATATATCACGTTGCACCCACCGACAGCAGGCACATATGATCTGGATAATTTCGCGAAGGTTTTGTTAGATAGTCTCACCCATGCAAAGCTTTGGGTAGATGACGAGTGTGTGGATAAGCTGACCATTGAGCGCGGAGAGATTGACCGGCCCAATGGTCGCTGTGTGGTTAGGATTTACCCTTACGCTCGGCCTGCTTGAAGTCTTTAGCCGCCACGCCACGCCTCCATCCTGATGCCGCTGTGGTTTTTATATTATTCGGGTCTAGTTTCCCAGAGATAAGGAACGCTTCCACGGCATCCATATTAACACTGTGGTGGTTCTCGTCATCGTAGGCATTTTTATTGCTAGATAGAGCGCGACATTCCCATGCCAGTATCTGGATGATATCCAGTGCATCACATAGGCGCTCAGATAATATCCATTCGCTAACGGTGCAGTGTTCGCGCTGACCGAATGCATACAGATGTCCATTGTCTAGTGCATTTAGGTTGTCTGTCTCCCACTTTATTCGATGATGTCTGTGCATTGCTTCACCTATTTTACTCGCAGCATCATTTCCGCGCTTGAGTATTTTTGAAACCCATTTGCTCTCATTCATACATCACCATTGGTGGTTGTGAGTTGTTTTAAAGCCCACGAACCGTCCGTTACGATGCAGCAGTTCGTCGGTTACTCCCGAGCTGTCGATGTAGTAGATGTGTCGGTTGCCTAATGGTGACAACAATCGGTTGTTATTATAAGATAGCTCCTCTACTACACCTTCAGCGTTGTTAGTAATGGTCTGGTATTTGTCCCACGGCCCTATGTCCTTAATGATCACCGAATCCTTGTTTTCATTGATTACTTCATAGTTGGCCCTGCATTGATATCTCATGACATTCTATCCCCATCAGTTAAAAGAATTGCGTTGCCTCGGATGCCGTCTATCATTAATGTATTGGGGTGGACATAATCACTGGCAACTCCGTTTATTGGCAGACCTTTAAGCAGACCTTCCTCGTTTACGATCAATTGCAGGTTTTTGCCCGCGTATTCATCCTTTAAAGGCACGAACTCGATATATCCGCCTACGAGTGACTGTGCAGCAGATAATGTCACTACACCCTCTATACGCTCTGTAGTGCCGTCTGGCTTAATGAGTGTTTTCATTTTCTGGCTCCTGTATTCGGTCGATTGTATTAATTAAATTTTCGTGTGGGTCTTCTGGTTGTTCACCGCGCAGTAATTTTGCCAAATACTCCAATCTCTGTGCTGTTAATCCATATGCCAGTGTTTCTGCGGTATCGATATGCTTAGTGAAGTTTTCCGTAACACGTATTATTTCCATGATTGATTGTTCAACAATACACATTCCGGAAGCTATAACAGTGTCTAACCCGTGGTTATCGCATGCAAACGATAATTTATCGACCAGTTCTTCGAATTCTAAATCTTTCATTTTTTTTCTCCAATACGTGGATAGCGATGCATATCTGACTGATACTCTACTAACAGGTCAACAACTTGCTGGAGCCTCGGCACGTAGTATTCAGCGTTAAGCATACTGCGTTGAAATGGGTTGCAGTCCGGTGCGGCGAGTATATTATCCAGTATCGACCGCATATCATCTTTATATGGTTCCGGAATATCACGCACTAACCTTACGCCTACGGGAGTGAATCGCATTATACTTTCCTCGCTCCGAATGTTTTCATCCAGTATTGAAGAATATCTCCCGCTTCACGCCGGTCGATACCATATTCTTCTTCGAGATAGGAGCCTGCACCGTACATATTAGTAATTCCGCTTTCTCGCAGGTCGTCCAGAAAGATCAGGTGATCTTCTGTGCAGTAGTCGGGCATTTCTGGCTTAGGGGATAGTCCTGTTTCACTTCTGTTCATAATTAACTCCTATATCAGCATATTATCAATAGCAGTAGTGGCATCACTACTGTCAAAATCTTCGAATTCTTCGGGCTTATCAGGCTCATCTGCCTGCCAATCTTCGTGCGCTTCTTCCCATTTGTCATTGTCAGCGCCGTCATCTTCAGGCTCATCTGCTCGCCACTGGTCATGTTCTTCCTGTTGATCACGTACTTCCTGCCATTGGTCAGGCTCCTGTAAGCACTCTATTTCGTTTTGAGCCTCGTAACAGGCATCGATGCGTTCCTGTAGTAGCTCGCCGGTTGGTGCGTACTGGAGTGCTTCAGGCATGTTATCGAGAGATTCTTGGCATTGGTCGCCTATCTCTGCGATATCACTGGCTATCTCATCGATATAGTTCTGGTAATCAGACTCGTCACCGGCGATCACGTGCCAGTCATTGGCCTTGTCTAGCAGATCATAGACCGAGATAAAATAACCGGATTGGGTTAGCTGTTGTGGCTTCGGGTATGTCAGGCTGAAACGCCTGCCACTGAATGGGAACTTCCACCAGTAGTATGGCTCGCCCTTCTTGCATACAGGGTTATCTTTTCTGGCCTTTCTTACATATGTGACTTTAGGCATGAGCTACTCCATGTTGGGCAAGTAATGCCACACCTGTGTTAAAGTAGCTCATTCCAGATACATGACCGTTGAAGTCATAATATTCCGTATTGCGCAGATATAGCATGCTATAAGCCTCACTCCGGCTTACATCGAACAGGTTGCTGAACTCTTCGATATATGCCGCTTTTCTTGGCACATCGATTCCGTTTCGAATGGCTGTTGCGATAAGGCATAACGGGTTATCACCATCATCATATGAGCAAAAAAGGTAGCATTGTTCAACTTCTTTTACAGAGTCGATGATGCTTAAAAATAAATCGATATTCTTCATGGGTTAGCTCCTGTGTATTTGGCGGTTTGTTACATGGTGGAGCCGACTATATACCTGATCACATTACTTGTAAAGCTTTTATTTACGTTTAGTTCTACCTGTGCGCTTCATGAGTAATTCGGCCTGAATGCTTTCTTTGGATCGAATCATCATAATAGCTCTCAGCAGCTCAGGGACGTGTTCGGGGCAACGCTTATGGTGGGCGAACCATCGGGTGATTAGTGATCTGGATACGCCGATCAGGTCTGATACCTGTATTCTTTTTAGTTTATATTTGGTCATTACCCGCTGAAGTCGGACTAATACCTGTTGATTGAGAATCACGCTAGAAGGGGTTAAACGGTCACTCATGGCTGTTTTATGGTATAATTTGCCAGTTCTTTAACAATTTGGATGCCTGTGTGGCTCGTCAGGCGATTAAAAAAGGCATACCCTTATCAGTGTATGCCTTTATTTATCATGTCTTAGGCGCTAACACCGCTGAGCGCGAATAGGATAAAATGAACAATTACAACGAATGTGAATAGGTATAATGTGGCTTTCATATATATAAATCCTGGCTTTATTATTAAAGGTAATATTCATCTTCTATTATCTCATAACATTGCACCTGATTGCTATCATAACCGAGCCTGAATTGCTGTCCCTCGTATTCAATATGTTTAGCGTGGGGGTCAACTGTTTTGGCTATCTCCCAAAATAGCCCGTTGGCGTCGATATTGGCAAACCGACGAGCCGCTTTATTAAACCCGCTGCGCATACAGTGCAGGCAGGCATCGAAATATTCTGGTATTTGTTGGTTATAATCGCTTATATCCCTATCTTGCAATTCCCTTAAATAATCATGCCGAGCTAGATTAATAATATCCCTGAAATCTTCGTCATAATCATGCGAATAGGTGCGCGGTATTGGATGGTTAAGCCCGACACCATCAACAAACATCATAGCCATATTGGAAATATCAGCGGCTATATGCTGCGATGGTGTGTTTACGTTGTAATCGCGGGTGATATCACCGTGCTGTCCTCTCACATACCAGACGCCGCCTAATGCTTCTAGCTCATCACCTATTGAACCTATGTTATGCAGGCCGTTCTGATGCTCAAGGATATCATGAGCTATCAAGCGCCCTTCCATAGCGACGCTAGGATAGTCCATCATGCGAACACCATCAATCATTAAACCGATTTCACCGAGCGAGTAATCTTCTTTTGCTGTCAGTGTTTTATATCTCATATCTAATTACCTCGAAATTAGTCCAGACACCATGAACACAAGTGCGCTCAGCGTTATAGACTGTGGTTATATCGGACATATTGACCCTGAACTCTTTCCAGCCGTGATAGCGAACTAATGGGATGCCATCGCGGATGCCATTCACTCGCCTGTCAATGATTCGTTTACCGTCGTATGACCGGAATTTAATCCGGTCACCGACATAGATATTTAAACGATTCAAAGCAGCTCTACAGGGTAATCATTGTATTCCAGACACTCGATAGCAGCATCATACGGGCTGATTTCATCTTCGAATTGATCATAGTAAGGGCGATCAGCTAAATCACCAGAACACAGGCCAGATATACTCATTATCTCGCAGTCTACTCGTTTCATCCATTGGCTAAATGTCATGATTCTCTCCATCGGGTTGGTTGTAGTGGTTAATCATACGGCCTAAATCGACCAGTGTGGTTTCTGGCGTGATGACCATTGCCATGCCTCGCCTTGTCAGCGTCATTTTGGTTACTTGATATTCGCCTTGAATTCTCGTCATCGTACTAGTTAGCAGGTCGCCAAATATCCAGTTAATACGTTTGGCTAGTGGTTGGGATATGTATATCATTAGTAAAATCCTCGCTCGTCTCTATCTGCGCATATATCGCACTGGTAGCCCAGAGCCACATCGGCAGGCGTGAGCCTGTTAGGCTCGCCACAGGTCGGACAGGACAGGTTGCGCGGGTTGGTAGGACTGGAACAGCGTAAAGCTGAACCCTTGTTAGCAAAACAGATATGTAGCGGGTCATGCACACCATCCTCCCACTGTTGTTCCTGTTCGTACTCGTCTCGCTCTTCGTTGTATCCCTCGTCGTAATATCTCATTGTTCATCCCTCCATTCAGCAGTGCTGCGGTTAGATAGGTAAAGGTTAGCCATGTCGGAATATGCTTCCTGATATTCTCGCAGCATGGTTTGCGCCTCGGTTCTGGTTTCGAACTGATCAATAGTCTCTAGCAGGTGATTGTCGCCGTTAGGTTTCCAGTTGATATATGTCATAAATCGCCCTCGCCGCTCAGATGATTGAAGGTGTTTACAGGCTCAATAAATGGATGGCTCAATTCAGCGTCTGGGTGGTCTTCTCGCGCACCGGTCAGCGTCCGGTAACTCGCGATAAAGTTAATGCGAACTTGCCCAGCCAGTACAGAATGAGCAGGCCAATGGTCATAACCCTTAACGGTAAACGTGCCATTATCCTGCGGAATGATATGCTTGTAATCGTATGATTTCACAGTGTTTAACCTCGGTTTATGTTACAATAAGTGGATTCCAAAATACTGTATGCGACATTAAAATATTCAGTAAGTGCATATGCCGCCGCAGCGATAAAGATAGCGACGCATAGCGCCACTATCAGGGTTGAACAGGGGTTACCATGATCATGATAAATCATGAGTTGAGCCATTCATTAAAGGACTTCGGCGGGCTATCATCGGTACAGGCCAGATAAATGTCGTACCTATCTTTTAATGATTCCGGTGCTGTGTCATATGCGCTCATAATGCCGTCTCCTTATCGTATTTGTTTATGGCTTCTACTGCGTTATCGAGTAATGACAGCAGTATGTCTTTATAGGCGGCGGATTCGATGTTAGTCATTTGTCCTAATTCGTGATAGTGAATGGTTATGACGTTATATACATCGATGGCGACAGCCTTTTTAACTTGTAATCGTTCGATTGATGTTAGGGTGATTTCAGTCATGGTTTATAACTCCAGTAGTTTGCCGATTCGGTTAAGTGTAGCGACAGTAGTCCCGTCAATATGCATGCTGTAAGTAGTCTCTTCACCGGTTTGATAATTGATGTCTGGGTCAAGAGAATAAAACCAGTCAGCATCGGGATATTGATGGATGCCTAATGACCGTGCGAATGATATCAAGCCTCTAAGGTCGCCTAGTTCCCATTGTTGGCGCTCGTATGCGGCAGGGGTAAAATCATTGTTTATAGGAAATTTCCAGTGACCGCGAGTAATAAAACCATGAGAATCAAAATCACCATGTTCGGCGGATTCAGGCGTAATAGTTTGATAGCAAAAGTCGATGGTTATCATTTTATAACTCCAGTTTCGGCAGTAGTTGAACCGGATGATAGGACAGGGTTTGATAACCCTCATCCTCTGCGAGTCTAGCGGCATGGCATGGCGTATAAGCCTCAATGATAATGATGCCATCATCGGTCATTACCTCGTATTCGTGTGGAGTATCAGGCATGACTGTCACCAGTAGTGGTCAGCATTCCATCGGCGGCCTTAACGTACCAGTGACCGCGTGTATGTTCGAATGCTCTGAAGACTGGAGTCTTATCGCCCTTGTCTATGTAGCCGACAACCATCCCAGAGGGATAGTCAGCGGCGACATAATAACCGGCGGCCTTGATATCTTTGACCAGAGCTTTAAGCCATTTAGATGGCGCGGCCATTGCAATAGTATTCATACCAGTATCCCGCGACGTTGCATTGCTTCGAAGTCTGGATCGGTAGGCAACTCGCCATACACGTAGTCGATTAGAAAACGAATGCGGTTTAACTGGTCAGTAGTCAGCCCGTCGGTAGCGAACATCTCATCATTACAGTGAATGGTAGTTGATAGTGAACCGTGATCGGTATCGTTGATAATGTCGTTTAGCTCGTTTATAGCCTCGCGGCCTGTCATTAGTCGCATGATTGTTTACCCTGTAGTTGGTAGATTAAAAGAACTAACAAACATATATAGCTGATAAAGGAAGTAGATAATCATTGCCAGTGTAAGTAGGCGTAGAACTTTAATGGTAGTCATCTTGTTAGCTCCTGATCATGGCATGTTCATTTGATGGTTTGATGGTGCATTCCTTGCACAATTGCCTTGATTCCCCATAAGTATAGCCAATTTCCAACACTTGTAAAGACATTATTTACACTTAATTCATAAGTCGTTGATATATAAGGTGATATAGATGCGGATGCGATATAAGGCGTCGTAATACGTGGCATATAACCATGAGCCTGCATGCGATATCGTGGCTTACAGGGCCATACAGGAAGCCGATATCTACAGCCCGCATTGCAGCTACCTATCAGCGGCACGTGTACACGGATTGCATTGCATTGCCTTGCATCCATAGGAGATTGCATCGCCATCACCGGCACGGATGGCGGATGGAACCGACGGATGGGATCGGAAGGCATGATCACAAATATTGCCGCCCCCCACCCCCTGAGTTTTCGCAGCGTCGCGACGGGGGATACACAATAGGCATCCGACACGCCCGCCAGCTACTTTCACCCTAAATAAGCGTTTTCTAATATAATTTTTGTACCAATTCAGGGACGATTCGCTCGTAAGTCATTGATAGTTGCTATCGATTATTCAAATATGCCGGAAATCACGGGGTTATACCCTAAAAATTTTGTACCAATTTTCGATGTTGACGGGGTATTGTGAATTAATTACTATTATGTTTTCAACTGAAGATATTTGCGAATGAGTAACAGGCCGTTACTTGCTACAGACTGTGGTTATAAGAGGAAAATATGAATTTACGGTCGAAGAACGACTGGCTATTGCTGATGACTGGATAGAGGCTATGGGATATCTGGGTAGACCGAAAAGGAATAATAACCCGAAATGGGAATCTATCGTGTATGCGTCTGATGTAGGCACATGCGGGTTGTGTGATGAGCCTTACTGCGAGAAGCATGCAGAGCATTATGCTGATTGTAGTTGTATCGGGCCGGACGAGGACGAGGTTATTTATCATGAAGACGGCTTTCGGGCTAGGAGAATAAAAAATGAATAAATATGAATTAAAGTATAAAACTGTGCATGCAATGGTTATCAGCAGGGTGGATGCTGTTGATTTTGATGATGGCACCCCGACTAAGGTTAGGCTCACGGGAGTTACTGATGGCGAGGTGAGTGATATGGTTGACGTATCAAAGGAGTTTTATCAATCCCATCTACCGAGGTCTGGTGGTTATTATTTGTTGTATGATGGCAAAATCGATTCTTATATGTCGAAAATAGCTTTCGAGGAAGGGTATGATATGCTTGATTAGTCGAAATTGTTGGATATAATCAATAATTCACTCAATAGAGGATTCAGGTATGTATGGTACTCACAAAACAGGTCAGGGTAACAAAAAAATTGGAACTCCGAAGGGTGCTAATTCAGCTCCTGACGCCAGCTCCGTAAAGGAAAAAACTTCCGGTGGCAAGAGCGCGAAGTCTGCAACCAAGTTTAAGTGCTAAACAAGCGTCAAAAAAAATTGATGGCAGGTATATCGAAAGCGCGTCAGTCGTCTAAGGATGCGCGTCGCACTGAATTTGCCAAAAAACTTGATAAAGCAGGAAAAACCGAGAAATCAAATGCCCAGACCACAAGACCCACCGGTGCGTGAACGGGGAAGAATTTATACTCCCCTGAAACCGCGACCGATAGGACAAGCTAAAAAATTCACAACCCCGGCGATTCCGAGTCAAAAACGAGCCTGAACCGTGGGCGATATATCGCGGCGGTTTAACAGGCATGAATTCGCCTGTAAGGATAATTGTGGTTTTGACACCGTTGACGTTGAATTAGTCAACAATCTTGAGTCCCTTGCAGAAACATTTCTTGCAATGGAACAGGATCACGCCAATCCCGAAAAAAACGCGAAGGATGTAATTGTTCATATTACTTCCGGTAATCGATGCTTCGCATACGACCGCGCCCTCAAAATCAAGAATGCCAAAAAACACGGCTTAAAATTAGAAGAAGAAAAAAAACCATCGGAACACAGGCGCTCTGCTGCTGACTTCTGGATGGAATATATCTATCCAAATGGCAACAGGATCAGGATAGATGACAATTTGATCGCTGACGAACTTGAAATGATTTACGTTGCCAGACATGGTATCGGCAGGTATAAAGGACGCACACATTACGATATCAGGCTTAACGGCCCTGCGAGATGGGATAAACGATGATTGAATTTGTGGTAGTGAATTTTCTTTTGCTCATCATGATTTTTATCTGGGTGATGAAATTGCGCGATGCGGTCGAAGGCACTACATTGGAAAAGCCGTTGCGAATCATGGTGGGGTTGCCCGCCTTTATATTCGATTGGTATGTCAATACATTCGCCGCCACCATTTTGTTTTTCGATCCTCCTGATGGATGGGAAGTGGTCACTGGCAGATTAAGGCGGTACAAGAAGGCTTATCAAGGTCAGGTACACCTGAGCCATATTAAAAAATGGCGACTATGGTGGGCTGAATATTTGTGTGAATTAGCAAATAAACACGACAAGGGGCATTGTTAATGGCTATGTCAGACGCTTTCAGAGAGTCTACCACTCTTAAACTGGTACTTATCCCGTGGGCTGTCATTGTTTTAAAGTACGCTATATCAGACATGATGATCTTCGGCTCACAGACTACTTATATTGACCCCGCTTCATTCGGTGGCGCTATAGCCCTTGTGCTGGCTCCGTGGCTGCATAGGGAGTGGCGTAAGGACAGGTATCCGGATACATGAATATATTTACCAAAATTTTTGGCTTTATCGCCCTGATAGCTAGTGGGGCAGCCCTGTTTTTTCGAGGACAGATGTTTAAATCCCGTGAAGCACGTGTGAAGGATCGAGAGGCAGTTAAGGACAAGTCCCGAGAAATACAGGACAAAAGCAGCGATCTTCGCCGGAAAGGCGTAAGAAAGGTGCGGTCTGTTCGAGAACAGCCAATTGATTATGAAAAAGAAGACGAGGAATTCTGATGCGATATCTTGTATTTATTCTGGTGATCGCTGGGTGTGCTACACAATATGTCCCGGTATCGGCACCATTAGACTGTCCGGAGCCGCTTATCTTAGAGAAAGCCTCGCCCGAGCTAAAGTCTCAGATCAACGAGATGAAACGAACAAATAAACCCTTGTACGAGTTTTTCTATTACCGCTCGAAAGCCCAGAAAGCCCAGCGGAAAATGTTGCAGGAAATATGCAGATCGACTCATGAGGAATAATATGAAATATTTTATTACTATTTTAACACTAGTTATTAGTGATTTAGCATTTGCCAATGGGAACGATATACCGACTGAGCCTCCTGTTGTTACCACTACCACTACCACTACCACTACCACTTTGGTTACTGAGTATAAATCCGAGGGTGTAGCCAGCGCCATTGCTGTTGGTCAATGTCAATTTGACTGGACACACAGTTGGCAGGGGTGTGCTGCTGTAGGTAGTTATGACGGCAGTGGAGCCGCTGCTTTTGGTCTGGGTAAAAGATACGATGATGTTCTGCTTAATGGAGCCGTAAGCATTGAAGAAGGCGAACTGGGTATTGGGGCGTCGGTAAACTGGAAATTTAAGTAATGCTTGCATGGGTAAAATTCATAGTAAAGGAGCATAAAGCAATAGCTTCTTTTGTGATATTTATCCTGAGTATTACTGGCATATCTATCTATGGCAATGTAAATGAGATTAATCCGTGGAAATCGTCTGAAGAAACAGTTATTGAAGAAATAGAGGAACCTGACTCTATGCCTCAAATCAAAATTATTGAAAAGACTATCGAAACCAGAGTGGAGTCAGGCGTTACCGATCAACAGGTGAAAATCATAATCGATGCTGTTATGGAATCTCATATAAAGGAATTTCATTAAATGCCGAATCTTGTTAATTTTTTGGTTCCAACTCAAAGCGGCCTGCCACCGCATGAACATAGCTTCTGTCATCACCTGATCTGTGATCCGGCACTAGATGGCACGGAAGCTTATCTGAAAGTAAGCCCGAACGTGGCGCGAAAAACAGCTAATGGTATGGCTACAAAATACCTGAAAAAACCAAAAATACGTGAATATATAGGCGAACTCCTTAAAAAACGCCAGAAACGCATGGAAATGGATGAAGACTGGGTAATGCATGGATTGCGTGATATATATGATCGGTGCATGGAGGCAGAGCCTGTTTATGGCAAGAATGCCCAACCTGATGAACTTGGCGTTATGCCAGAGCCGATATATTTCAAGTTCGACGCCAATGGAGCAACTAAGGCGCTGGAGCTGATAGGTAAGCATATGCGTATGTTCTCTGACAAGGTTGATGTTGCCAATATGACTGTACAGGTAGCTCTGAGTCTCGGTGAAAATAAAGAACCGATTGAGGGAGAATACAAGCGTGTCAGTTGAAATTGAGTATCAGGCAGAGAAAACAGCCGCGAAATTTCATGCATCAGACAAATTCGTTCGAGGCATCATGGGGCCGATTGGTTCCGGAAAGTCCGTTGCATGCACTATTGAGATGTTTGCAAAAGCAATCGAACAGCAGGCTCATAAGGGTTTGAGACAGTCCCGATGGGCTGCGATCAGAAATACTTATCCGGAACTGAAGTCCACCACGATCAAAACATTCGAGGACTGGTTTCCTGCCGAGATATGTAAAATCAACTGGGCACCACCTATCACTGGCAAACTCACCATGCCCCTGCCCGATGGAACTAAAATCGAGATGGAAATCATGTTTCTGGCGCTCGATAAACCGAATGATGTAAAAAAGCTGTTATCACTTGAATTAACTGGAGTATGGTTAAATGAAGTCAGGGAAATACCAAAACAAATTCTTGATGGAGCTACTGGTCGTGTTGGACGCTATCCAGCGAAACGACGTGGCGGCCCAACTTGGTCTGGCGTTATCATGGATACAAATCCGCCGGACGACGATCACTGGTATTACAGACTTGCCGAAGAACTTAAACCCGATGGATTCGAATTTTTTCATCAGCCGCCCTCGCTTATACAAATTAAGGACGGGTCATACCTGCCAAACCCAGATGCAGAAAATGTTGTTAATCAACCACTCGGCTATGAATACTGGCTTAGACAGGTCTGGGGAAAAGACAAGGATTGGATCGATGTCTATGTTTTAGGACTATACGGCTCGATTCATGATGGAAAGCCCGTTTATGGTGAGTACAACGATGACATCCACTGCGCGAAGGAAGACCTAGAAATATATAAAGGCGTCCCGTTGTATATCGGCTGGGACTATGGCTTAACACCCGCGTGTGTGGCGGCACAGCTATCACCTCATGGACAGCTCAGAATTGTCGATGAATGGTGTACTGAAGACATGGGTATTCGTGAATTTGCGCGTGATATCGTTAAACCAACCCTGCTGAATGAATATTCCGGTATGAAAATTATATCGGTTGGTGATCCTGCTGGTAAGCAGCGCAGCCAGACGGAGCAGACCTCCTGTATGGACATTCTAGCAGAAGAAGGGATTCCGACAGAAGAAGCCCCCACTAATGAAGTTATAGCCCGTCTGGACGCTGTACGGTTCTATATGAAGACGATGGACAGGGAAGGGCAACCCGGTTTTATTATATCTCCTCGGTGTAAATATCTGCGCAGAGGATTCAATGGTGGCTATAAATATGAGCGCGTACAGGTTGTTGGAGAAGAAAGATTCAAGGAGCAACCAGCGAAAAACAAGTATTCACACCCGCATGATGCGGCTCAGTACCTGTGTTCACGTTTACGGCACGGCCTTAAAATTGTAAGATCACAACCCAGACCAGTTAAGTCGAAAACGGCAGCAGGCTGGACTTAAACGAGGAAAATGAAATGAAAAGACTATACCAATCCACTGCTATTATTGATGAAACAAGTGGAGGCCACGTACTCGGGGAAAACGGTATTGCTTCGGCAAGGTTTTACCTTGATGTAATAACATTGACCGGTACAACCCAGCAGCTTGATGTGTCAATAGAGCATGATGTCGATGGACAAACGTATGTTTTAGGATCGTTTACGCAAGCAACAGGAACGACCAATGAGACCATTACTATTACTAACTGTCCGGTTAATTTTTATGTCCGGCTAAATTTTACTAATACCATCACGGTATCAGATATGCGGTTATCAGCAGAGAGATTCTGATGGGCACCAAGACAGAGATTAACGTGCAACCTATTATTGACAGGATAAAGGCAGAACTGTCATATTTAGGCGTTGCTACTATATTCAGGGGAAGGAATAGCATGGAGGGTCATATCCTGATTAAGTTTGTGGTTGATGATCATCGTGATCTTGAAATAGATATCGATGTGATCCAGATGTTGAAAACACCCAAATATTTAGATAATTTAATGGAAAATATCCACAATCTGAATGATAAATCTTTAGCACAGGAGTTTGAGGCATGTCGTCTTACGGGTTATTAAGGGTCATCCCCGGCTCAGAAATTAAGTCGGATATATCCGATGAAGAAATCGAAGATACGGTTGAAACGCAGCTATCGCAACATATTCGACTTCATTGGGAAATAAACCGTAATGGGAAACTTCGTATCGAGGAATCTCTGCTGGAAGACCTTCGAGCGAAAAATGGCGAGTACCATCCACAGAAGCTGACCCAGATACGAGAACAGGGCGGCAGTGAAATTTACATGATGATTACCGCTACCAAACAACGCGCTGCTTCTGCATGGATTAAAGATATTGCTTTGCCCGAAGACGAAAAGGCATGGGGCATTGAGCCAACACCTATACCAGAGCTGCCTAAATGGGCTGAAGAAGCCATTATGAAGCGCATTCAGGAGCGCGGAGGTTCTGATACGGAATTTCAACAACTCCGACAGTATATGTCTCTGGAGCTGAATGAGCAGGCTAAATACTCAGCAGACCAGATGGAAATCAAGATCGAGGATCAGTTGGCGGAAGCCAAGTGGGGTAAGGTTATTAGTGCCCTGATTGACGATTTCACCACGTTTTCTACCTGCATACTGAAAGGCCCGATGATGAAGAAGCGCAAAACGCTTTCATGGCAGATAGGATTTGGATCGGTGAAGCCTAAAATAAAAGAAGAGCTGAGGCCAGAATTTACCCGAGTCAGTCCGTTTGACATCTATCCATCACCGGAAGCTGAACATATTGATGACGGGCACCTGATAGAGCATATACGGTTCCCCAGAGGAGAGCTGTACAGCATGATCGGTGTGCCGGGATACAAAGATGAGCAAATCAAGAATGTGCTTGAAGAATATACCGATGGCCTGCGTGAGTGGTTGTGGCAGGATACCGAGCGAAATGAGAACGAACGTCACCACCATTGGTGGAGAGATGGTAAGAATGGCCTGATCGATGGCATTCATTACTGGGGATCAGTACAAGGATCGAAGTTGAAGGAATGGGGGCTAGACATTCCTGATCCTCTCTCTGAATACCAGATAGATGCTATTTTGATTGGTCGGTATATTATCCGCTGCCAGATCAATAATGACCCACTTGCCCGCAGACCCTACCAGAAAGCCAATTATGACCCTATTCCCGGTGCATTCTGGGGCAATTCCATCAGATACCTGATGGCAGATATACAGGAATTCTGTAACGCCACTGCTCGCGCACTGGTGAACAACATGGCTATGGCATCCGGCCCAATGGTTGAGGTTAATTATGAACGTCTATCCCCGCTTGAAAATGAGCTGGATATACACCCGTGGAAGGTCATACAGACCCGTGGCTCAGAAGTTGGTGGTGGTTCAGCCGTACAGTTCTATCAACCCCAATCTAATGCCAATGAGCTTATGGCGGTCTATGAACAATTTGAACGCAGGGCAGACGACGCCACATCGATCCCGAGATATGCCCACGGGAATGAAAAGGTAGGCGGTGCCGGTACAACCGCTTCTGGACTCAGCATGCTGATGAATTCGGCAGCGAAAGGCATCAAGTCTGCTATTGGTAATTTCGACTACGGGTGCATCACGCCCGCGATAGAGCAGATGTATTATTTCAACATGATTACCACTACTGACAGGTCTATACAGGGAGACTCCAAAATTATAGCAAGGGGCGCGAAAGCTCTGCTCCTGAAAGATATGGCTCAACAGCGTAGAAACGAATTCCTAGCCCTAACTGGCAACGAGGTTGATATGGGCATTATTGGTCAGGAAGGTCGTGCAGATATACTCAGGGCGGTTGCTAAGGACTTCGATATGGACGGGATTGTTCCGGCTAAAGAAGTTATTCAGCAACGCATGCAGGAAGCTGCCGAGAATCCACCGCCTAATCCAGAAATGATTAAAGCCGAGAATGATATGGCGATTGAGGAAATCAAACAGAAAGGCGAAGCTGACCGTATACAGATCGAGTTCCAGTTCAAGAAAGACATGGAAGAGATTTCATTGCAGAAAATAGCTTCCAGTAAGGAAGAGGCAATGGCTAAGATCGAGGCCAGTAAAGAGGTTGCGCTCGATAAGCAGCGGCGTGACGAGGATTCTGCTATTCGCCTGATGCATGAAGAAACCACCAGAATCAAGGAACGTGCCGAGATAAACGCGGAAGCTGACCTTGAAAAACACACCCTTGTCATGGATTTGAAAGAAAAAGAACTGGAGATGAAAGAGGCTGATGCGAAATCTAAGGAAGCCGATGCAAAGGCGAAGGCGGCTGAAACGCCCGCAGAGCCTGCGAAGGCGGCAGAAGCCAAGCCGATGGAGCTGACGGTTATCGTTGATAATAAGTCAGGTAAGATCAAGAAAAAGATTAAGATTAATCGAAACAAGGATAAGCAGGCTGACACGCTGGATGTTGAAGAAACAGAGGTTTGATGATATTGTTTAAAACGGTGAAGTAATTTTGAGATTATAGGGGTAGTACCCCACAACAGGAGGCATTATGTCTTGGCGCGAACTGCTACATGTACGAAAAATTATACCCACAACCGGTGATCCGGCCCCGCTGGAAGTTCCAGTTTTTACATTGGCGACCGTGCCAGACGCGACAAAATGGACTGGTCATTTGATCCGTATCAGTGATGCGACTCCTGCTGGTAATTTAGCCGTAAGCAATGGAACCAACTGGCTCGCAACTGACGACGGCCTGACAGCAGCGTAAATTCTGATGAAACTGTCTCCGAAAGACTGGGCAGATTTCATCAAAACGCTTATAGGTATATTGGTGATCGTCGGAACAGCAGTTGTATGGGCTGGCGATTATCATTGGCAGACTATTAAATCTGCTGATGCAGTGCATTTAAGCCAGTACAATTCGGTGCAATTAGCTTCTGCTGAACAAACTAAAGCGTTACAAGCTGTATCTGATGATTTGAGCCTTAAATTAGCCTTGATCGAGATTAATAATCTGGATAGCCGGATTACTTTTCTTAAAATAAAGGTTGGTCAGGATGAAGCAACGGCTTCTGAAAAAATCTATTTACAAACACTAGAGCGCCAATTACGTGAGTTGAAACGTAAGGTAGATCAGTAATTGATGTTAAAAATATTATTCCTGATGTTGGCGCTGCCATCAGCGCAACTAGTATTTGCCAATATTCCCGAAGATAATGGAGGAGTCGCTGCAAATGCATTAGTTATCGATAATATGCCTCAATCTGGTGTATGGATACCAGACGGCGATTATATTGAGTCATGCCTTCCCCAATCAACTGGAGATGGAAACCCGTATTGCGTCAGGAATCATGTTAGTGATTATAGAAGATGCGTTGTCACGATAGCTTCTGCTGAAGGTCATATCGCGTTGCGATGTGGTAATGCTTCTTGACAAGAAATATATAAAAGATAGTATATTAATTAACAAGCGGAGCGACGTTTCGTTTAGGTTATATCAGTCCATTGGTTATACCAGTTGTTCCCGTTATTTATCTTGTTGCAAGAACAGGATTATTTTTAACTTTAATAGCGAGACAATGATATGCAATTACGAGATTATTTTACGAAAAACGAAGCAGGTGAAAGTTTGCTGAGT